ATTAAATAAAGATCCCAGTTATTTCTTAACACTTCTAACCATTCTTTAATTGGCATAACTGTTACCTTATCATTATCTTCATCCCACTCAGGATTGATTGCATACAAAGGTACGCACACCCGAATAGGCTTACGATTGTATTTAAAAATTAAAACAGGGATACGGCCGTCTGTCGCTTTGCACACTTGATCCCACCATCCTTGTTGATACCAGTCTCCCTCTTTGTAAAACTTGCACTCTACAGCATGATGAGGGATATTTATATCGCAAAGATCTTTAGATTGATATTGGTCTAGGTTACGCTTGCAAACGTAGTCAATACCTTCAGATTCAAAAAACTCGTTTAATATTTTAGCAACGTCTCTTTCAAACGTCGCTCCCTTGGTTCTTGAGTTGATCGGCATTGTTCTTCTCCTTTAAGGTTCTTTCTTTCATTAGTAACTCTAGCTCATGCCAGCGATACATTCTTCTATTTACATGATCCCAAAACCAACCTTTATAGTCATAAAGTTTTTCTGTTGGGTCTTCCATTACTTTTCCTTTTTATAATTTTTTACTAATCCCATTTCTTCTCTGTCAAAACCTAAAGGATGAGGAGATAAGCACTCTAACTCATCTTTACTAAAATGAATGTAAGGTTCTGAATCTTCTTCATAAATAGGTTCTGCAATTGTACCAAATCTTACATCGTATATGTGATCCCTTTTCCAGGTATGACTGTAAACGCTGTCTGTCATTGCATACACAATTACAAACGGCTGGTTGGTTGCTAAAGACAAGGCTGAGCCCATTCTTAATTTACTGGCCGAAAGTAATAAAGTGTCATACTTTTCAATACCAAAAGTTCTGCATTTTACTTCCAGCCAGAAAGAAACTTCTTTTGATTCACACCAGTAATCCAAACCATAACTAACTGGTAGTTTATGACATCTAACATTCCAAAGGCCCTCTATAAAACCAGCTACACGTTCTTCGCGTTTCTGGTCATTAATGTTTTCCATTTTTGGTTTTGGTTTATCCATTAAGCTCTCCCTTTTTAAATACAATACGAACACAATATTTGCGAATAATTGCAACAAGTGTAAATACTGTTGTTTGAATAATAGAGGTCGTTAACAAGCTGGCATCAAAATAATTGCACATGTTAAGAACAAAAAAAGATAAAGGCAAAGCTATTACCACACCAACAGCTACATCGCTGAGACTTTCTCTTAAAGCCAGCCTATCAATCTTCATTAAAAAATTCTGGGTCAATCGCAACAATACGTTTGGTTGGCCGCCCAGTTCCTTTTGCTCTTAAATCTTTTTCTTGTATCTCCCCTGAGTTTTTTAATCTTTCTATAATTTCTTTTACTTCGTATGACTTCATTGATCTGAATATTTCACGTCGATCAATATCACGTTTACTTATACCCCACTCCCCTTGCGATCTAATAAAGCTAAGTATTTGTTTAATACGTCCCTCCATTTCGGAACCTGCAACTTTATCTTTGCAGCTTTCAATTAATACTTGATCGTAGTAATAAACATAATCAATAGCCCATTGAGTAATATCGCCTTTAATAGTTTTGGCTTTGCGATCATCTGCCAAGGCTCCAATCAAAGCTAGTCGCATAGCCTTTTCTCTTGTTCTTGATAACAAAACTTCTAAGCCTTCTTTCTCTAAAGCATTTTGTTGGTCCACTAATCTGTAAGCCAAACTATCAAGCAAAGCATTTGAATCATCATCAAACTTCAATACTCTTTGTTTAAAATCTAGCTCAGCATTGTCTCTAGATATTTGCTCCATTTCATTGTCAACCTGTCTTACATGCGAAACCCAATCGTAAGTCGATTGCGGAGGCTCAACAAAAGAAACCATTTTGCCAACGGTTCTTGGCACATGAGACTCAACGACAATAAATCTATTTAAAAATCCATCAACAATACGACCTGTTGATAAGGCGCCGTAAAAGTTTTTAGGCACACTCATACCGACCAAAGTAATCGCAGGTTTAATCGTTGATCTGTCCAACACTTCTTTTTGCTGTTTATTCGTTAGCGTCATCATTGAATAGTTGTCTGGTCTTAGAACGCCATGACATCTTCCCCAAGTCTCCATAAGTATTTGTAACGCATCTTCTTTGTTTGAGTTAGAAGATTTAGATATGCTTTCTAATCTTTTACCAAACTCATCCATTACTGTTATATGAGTTGGCTTATATCTAAGCAAACTATAAATAGCTCCACTTGAGGTGTATCCATCTCCTGCCATTAAATCGCTATACTCTGCATGATCTAAAATAGTTTCAACAACTGTCTTCACATTTTCTTTACCTTGGCCAGACTTAGCGATACACATAAAAAACAAAGACGCAAAGTTATTCATATTGGTTCTATACATTCTGCCCAAGGCTACTGAACCCAAAGACAAAGCTGCTTGCATGCTGATAGCTGGCTGAGATATATGCGCTATCTGTTCAGAGTATTCGTAGATATCTTTTAATACCCCTGGAGGAGAAAAAAGATTGACAGGCTCATTTACATTCTTGGTTGTTGATATATAAGCTGGAGCTTGTTGATTTTTTCTGTCATGAGTCTTTTGTATTGAATTAACTGTTGTAGATATTTCACTTGCTGATAAGGGCGGGGTATTTTGTTCGTTCCAAGACTGAACAAAAAACTCTGTAAACTCTGTATTTAAACCTTTAGCTATTAAATAGCCAGCTAATCTAGCGGCTTGGTCATTTCTACCACCTTCTGATATACCATCAATAGATAAAGGCGCAGCTATTGGTTTGCCATTAACCTTTTCAACTCCAGTTATTTTTACCCATAACTCTTGAGTTAGGTTTGGCAAGTCATCAACATCGTTTAGATCCCAATCCTCAATTCTTGTAGGGGTATAGATAGCACCTGTTGCATGAATGTTATGAGGAGCAACAATTAAGCCTCCAACTCCTCTAATATCAATTAGCTTAGCTGGGTCATAGCCCTCAGTTCGCTTAGCTACCCAAGTGGTAAAATTTTCTGGATTGTTATAATAATAATGAACCCCCTTTCCTGTCGCTACTTTAAAAGGTGTTACTGGTAAGTTGGCCTCACACCAATTTACTGCTTCAGGTGTATCTGCATCTATAACAATAAACTTGCCACAGACTAAAGCGACGACTAAATCATCTCGCCCTTTAAACCATTTCTCTATTTCTTCCGTCGTCGGCTGTCGCTCTTGGAATTTTTGCCACCCCCCTAATTCTTTGGGCGGAACTTTATTATGCCTATGGAGAGGTACTACACTTATTCCATATTCTGCATAAGCCAGAGCTAAGTCCAACGCAGAGTCTTGCGCTGTTACTTGTAAATTGAACACTCTTAACTTTCACTACTTTCTTCAATAGGGCCAAAGATAGACTCGAAGTCTAGCTTACCGCCAGATGCTTTTATAATTTTTTTAGCTTGCTTAATTGAAGGCTGTCTTAAACCATACCTCCAAGCTTTGGTTGATGCTGCTGAGCAATCAAATAATTCTGCCGCAGGCTCTGTTCCAATAAATTCTATATACTTCTTTAAAGTTATTCTTTGCACTTCCCTCTCCTTATGTTCAGGTTCTAGATTTTTCTGTTTAAATGATTTAAGCTCTTCATTGGTTAGGTTTTTCAACCTCCAGAGATAATTCACTCTCCATTGATTTTGGTCTACTTCTCTCATTTTACATTCCGTTAAATATTTAATGTTCACACATTGTAATTCATATTAAAATAAATTAAAATAGTATTTTTAAATAAAACGGAGAAGATTAAATGTCTGATATTTTAAGTAGAATTAAAAGTCCTAGCGACTTGGTTGAAAATCAAGGGGCTAAGATTTTAATGTATGGCGCAGCTGGAGCTGGTAAAACAACTTCGCTTGCAACCTCACCTGGAAAAACTTTAATTATTAGTATGGAAGCTGGCTTACTGTCTATCAAAGATGCAGCCAATGTTACCGCTATTGAAGTTAAAGAAGCCTCAGAGATTGAAGAGATTGCTGAGATGCTAGAAAATGGCAAGCTTGATTACGATACTATTTGTTTAGATAGCGTAACTGAGATGTCTGAGCTTTTACTAGCACAAGAAAAGGCAAGGTCCAAAGATCCTCGGCAGGCTTATGGCGAAGTAATTACAGTAATGACAAGAACGATGCGAAGATTTAGAGATCTTAAAATGCACGTTATTTTTGTTGCTAAAGAAGATAAACTTCGAGATGAATCAACAGGTATGTTTCACTATCAACCAATGATGGTTGGCGCTAAACTACCTACCCAAATTCCTTACTTCTTTGATGAGGTATTATGTCTTAGGACTTTTACCGAAGAAAACGATGAAGGGAAGAAAGTAACCAATCGTTGGTTGCAAACAGTTCTTGGTGATAATTATATTGCTAAGGATAGGAGTGGCAAGCTAGATTCTTTTGAAGAGCCTAACTTGACATATATTATTAATAAACTTGGATTTTCAAAAGGAGAAAAATAATGAGCGATTTTGCAGACGTCAAGTTTGATTTTG